AATTGGCGGCTGACATTGCTGGACAGTTTGGTATTAGTTTTGAAGATGCGGCAGGACAGTTACAGAGATCATTCAGTGCTGGTGCTGGAGCGGCAGACATATTCAGAGAGAAAGGTGTTTTAGCCGCGGCTGGATTTGAAGCAGGTGTCAGTTACAGTGTAGAAGAAACCATACAGAAATTAAAAGAGTTTGGTGGTGAGATAGAAGGTGCGGCACAAACACTTAACCAAACACTAACAGGATCAATATCACAGGCTGGTGATGCTTTCACACTGTTCCAAAAAGCAACAGGTGATGCTATAAGCCCAGAATTAAAAGCAGGTATTGATGTATTAGTTGAATCATTTAGAGCAAACAAAGAAGCAGTGTTGGCATTTGCCACATCAATAGGCACAAACTTAGTTGATGGTTTCTTTGCAGTTGGTAATGCTATTGCACTTATCATTGACATTGTTACCAGTTTAGGGCAAACATTCAAACAGGTGTTTGATGGTATCAAACAAGTAGTAGGCCCTTTCTTCAGTGAATTTTTTGACATTGCAGTCAAAGTGTTAGGTTTCATCATTGAACAAGTAGCCTACGTAGGTATTGCTTTTGGTGAACTGTTAGAATTATTACCAGGTGTAGATAGCACAGTAACAGACTTTTTTACAAACGTACAAAATGCGGCTAAGAATGCTAGAGAACAAGGACTTGATGTATTCTCAGACAGTGCTGAAGGATTATTTGGTGAATTCACAATTGGTAGCACAGCGGCAAGAGATGCTTTTGCAAAATTCACAGAACAAGTTAAGAGTAGAGCAAGTGAAGCCAGAGCAGCCGCAGAAACAGTTGCTGAAGCCGCCAAACAAGTAACAGGTGATGCTATTATTGATATTGCATCAGGTGCGGCAGGTGCTGGAGAAACAGTACAAAAATTCAGTGATTTATTCAAACAACTCAAAGAAGAATTTGCTGACATTGACAGTTTTGATTTATACAATGCACAAGTAGAAAAACTGCAAGAACTTTATAACACTGGCAAAATAAGTTTATTAGAATACAAGAAAGCCAAAGAAGAATTAGACAAAGTATTCAGTGAAAACAATGAACTGTATGCAAGTTATGGAAAAGCCATAGAAGGCATATCACAAGGTATCACAGACAGTTTAACAAATGCAATCATGGAAGGTGAAAGTTTAGTAGATGGTCTCAAAGACACATTCAAAAAAGCAGTAACACAAATGATTGCAGACAGTTTGAGATTACAAATTATACAACCATTACTGCAAGGTATATTTGGTGGAAGTTTTGGCCCAGGAGGATACACACCAGGAGGTGGTGGATTGTTGGGTAACTTCTTCTCAAGTCTATTTGGTGGCAAAAGAGCAAGTGGTGGACCAATCATGAAAGGCAGACCATACGTGGTTGGAGAAGCAGGCCCAGAGGTCATAGTTCCAGATACAAATGGCAATGTTGTACCTAACAATGGTTTAGGTGGCGGTGCTGTAACATACAACATCAATGCAGTTGATGCACGTTCTTTCAAACAACTTGTAGCAGAAGATCCCCAATTCATTTATAACGTAACCAGAGTTGGGCAAAGGAGGCAACCCACATAATGAGCATACAAACAATTATAGATAACGCAACATTTATCACTGTTGATAAAAGAAAAGTTGCCAGTCAAATTATCACAAGAAGTGGTAGAATAAAGACTGCTGAAGTTACTAATGCTGTGCCATATAGATTTACTGTGGGTATGCATGAAGCATTGTTGTATTCAGAGAACAGAGATTTACTAGAAGAATTAGATTCATTAGATGTTATCACAGAAGAAGAAGTTGATATTGGTAGTACCAACACAGGACTAAGTTATGTGACTGCATACAGAGGTGATGGTCACACAGGTACTATCACAGTAACAAGTGCCAGTGCGTCTAACATAGTGTTAAACACTGGATCAGCATCAGGATCTGGCACATTTCTAAAGAAAGGTGACTTTATACAATTAGATACCAACTACAGATATCCTTATCAAGTAACAGCAGATGTTGCATGGAATAGCAGTAGCATAACAGTGCCAATACACAGAAACTTTATTGAACAAAGTGGTTATACAGTTAGTGGTAAAGGCATATTGTTAGGATCAGATGTTACATGGCGTGTGAAAATGGTTGCTAAACCAAATTACAGTATTGTGCCTTACAACAGAATAAATTTTGACAGTGATTTTGAATTGGTGGAGATTATACTTTAATGGCTACCACAATTACTCCAGTAACACTTCCTAATATCAAACATGCTATGTTGATTGATTTACAATTAGACAGCAATGTGTATTATATTAGTAATGCATGGAAAACAATCACATATGGCGGCAATGATTACACAGAATTAGGTGCATTCCTAGGTGTAAGTGAATTTCAAGAAGATATCAAAACCACCAATGGTGATATCACAATAAGTTTAAGTGGCATACCCAGTGAAGGTGACTATGTGAGTGAAGTGTTAAACACCAAAATCAAAGGTGGTGAAGTCACAATATACAGAGGTTTCTTAAATGATGATTACAGTTTAGACAGTGGTAATGTGTTTCAAAGATTCAAAGGTATAATAACTAATTTTAGCATTGAAGAAGATGTTGATGTTATAGAAGGCAAAAACACAAACAGAGTAAGTGTTACATGTGCCAGTATCAATACAATTTTAGAAAACAAGATTGCTGGACAAAGAACTTCACCAACAGACAGATTAAAATTTTATCCAGGTGATACAACTTTTTATAGAATACCAGAACTGCAAAACGTGGCATTTGACTTTGGTAGAGAATACACTGGAGGCTCTGGCTATGGAGGTGGCGGACCTGGTAGAGGTGGCGGACCTGGTAGAGGTGATATGTTCAGTGGTATAAATGTAAATTTAAGATAATGATTAGAACAGCAACAATACAAGATTTTGACAGAATAATGGAGATGATGATCAATTTTGCCAATTCATCACCATATTCTGCTCAACATAATCCACAATACAATGATCAATATGTGAGAAATTTGTTGTGTTCATTTATAAAACAAGGAATTATTCTTGTTGGAGAGATAAAAGGTGAAATTCAAGGCATGTTGATTGCTGGCATTTCACCAGATGTTTGGTTACCACACATAAAAGTGATGAAAGAAGTTGCTTGGTGGGTAGAACCAGAACACAGAATGAGTACTTTAGGCTATAAATTGCTTAAAAAGTACATAGATAGTGGTGAAAAAATGGTAGAACATGGCATAATTGACAGTTTTACACTCACAAACATGGAAATTTCACCAGATTTTGATTTAGAAAAACGTGGATGGCGTCCAATAGAAAAAAATTATGTATATGAGGGTGTGTAGATGGCTGTTTTTAGTACAATAGGAGCCTTAATTGCAAGTGCAATTGGTTTAGGTGGTAGTTTTGCTACATTAGGTCTTTTTGCTACTGGTTTAAGTTTTACAGGAACTTTGGTTGCTGGTGTTATTGCTGGTGGCTTAGGTATGGCTACTTCAAAAGCATTAGGACTTAACAAAGCACCAAACATACAAAACCCTAAAGATCCAGGCACAAAAATACAGTTAGCACCAAGCACAGACAACAGAATACCTGTTTTTTATGGTAGAGTCAACACTGGTGCTCTCATAGTAGATGCTGAAATCAAAAACCAAAACAACACAATGGTGTATGTGATGGTTATTGGTGAAAAAACTGACAGTGGTACATATACAGTAAACAAAATCAAACGTCAAGATGCTACATTAAACTTTACTGGTGGTTATGCCAGTGCAACTTCACCCAGTGTTATTTCAATTACAGATCCAAATGCTACTGCATCAAACAGAGTAAATGGCAAAATGCGTTGTAGAGTGTATGCCGGTAACGCACAAAGTAGTGCAAACCAAATATTCCCTCCATCAGGAACACCAGTTGCCGCACAAACATTATGTACCACAATCACTGCCGCAACAAACTATGAAGACTTAGTGTATGCAGTTTTTGAAATTGATTATGATCCAGAAAACCAATTGACAAGTTTGGGCACACTGACATTTGATATCACAAACAGTTTGAGTGAACCTTCAAATGTGTTGTTAGATTTCTGTAGAAATAGCCGCTACGGGGCGGGACTTGCTAACGCAGATTTAGTGTTAAGTTCATTTGATGACATGTATGACTATTCAACTGCTAATGTGGAATATACATCAAATGCAAACGTCAGTGCGTATCATGACAGATGGGCTATTGATGGTATGTTGTCAACATACAATGATGTAAAAACAAACATTGATGCTATCTGTATGAACAGTGCAACATTCTTCACATATGATAACAAGCAAGGACAATTCAAAGTAGTTCCAAACAGAGCGGCTACAGTAGGTGAAAAGTCAGCGGCTTTTGTGTTTGATGATGACAACATTGTGGGTGAAATTGAAATTACATCCACAGAATTGTATTCAATGTATAACAGTGTTGAAGCAGAATTTCCAGATATCACAAAACAAGATCAAACCAACACAATAATTGTAGAAACACCTAGTGGTGATAGAAAT